GTGCATAATCATCCTCGCATTGTTATTTTAAGAACAGATATGTAGAGGCCACTAAGACCTATAAGAACATAAACAATAGTTACAAGTGGTCCTAGAAGAAATGCAAGAATATCAATATCTGAAACACCGAAGATGCCATAGTTTAAAGCACCTAGAAGTACAAAGAATTGTGTAGTTAATGTGAGCACATCGTGTGGTCTCATTCTACAGCGTGCAAAGAATATTTTTTTTCTAAAACTATTCTTTATACAGAATCAAGTAATGCTATCTTAGCAACAGCCCTTGCACTTATTCTCAAGGCATACAACACGCATTTTGAGATCTTGTATTTGTGAGCGCATTTCTTTCATTGTTTCCACGAGAAGAGGCAGAATCTTCATAGGCTGAATCTCTAGAGTTCCCTTCTCATTAACTGAAACAGACTCTGGGACAACTTCTGCAAGTTCCTGCGCAATAAAACCAATATCATGAGAATCATCCTTCTTCCAACTAAAGCTTACACCTCTTAGAGTTTCCCATGCACCAACAGGGGGAACATATGTGGAAATATGCTGTTTGAGATTGCTATCGGAAGAGGTTAAATATGCAGCAGCGGTCAGAGTCCCATTGAATGTTCCATTGCCGAGGCAATATAAATTGCTTGTTACAATGCTTCCACTGACATCCAGGTTTCCAAGAGGTGGTGTTCCATAAGGCTTATTTATAACAAGAGGACCTTTCATGTAGACTGTAGACCTGAAATTCGCAGGTCCACCTACATCCAATGTTGCGACAGCAGGTTGCCCATTAAGACCAATGCCACAATACCCGTCTGTAGCACCCGTTGATAGAAATCCAAAGCTTCCTAAGTTCTTAATAAGACCTGTAGTGCTGGCATAAAAACTTGAGAAACCGGGTATATTTTCAAGTGTATAGGAAGACCAGTATGTTCCACCACTTCCATCAGCAAAGAGAAGATTTTGTGTGCTAATAGGACCATTATCGGTGAAATTGCGAGCAAAGATAAGTTTCGTTTGGAGAATATCCACGCTCATCGTGGTTCGTGCAGTAGCCATTTCTAATGTGGGGTAGTGTAAATGTTCCTAAATTAATAACATTTACACTAGGGTTGTTTTCAAGCAACGGACTTCGTATTTATACACTAAAGAGTAAACCACCAAAACCATCAACAACACGAAGAACATTGTGATTGTTTGCGTACACTGTGCAAATCATATCGCCACGCTGAATGAATTCACCGATATTATTATTTGGTGTGAGTTGCAGAGTAATATTGTAAATACGACTTGCATTGAGTGAACCACTGGGTTGAACATCTTCAGGTCTCAGGGCAAAACTATAAACATAGATAAATTTGCCAACAGGAATGGTTGTATGCCTTTGATAAGGTTGTACAAGTCTGAAATAACTTGCAGGTCGTCTCTCAAAACGGTCTTGGCCATCCAGTTGAATAACAGCATCAGCCATTAAATCTGTAGGAATTCCACCCGTCTCATCAGAACCAAGACTGCTCCAATTAAACGGTTCGTTTTTGAGTCTCAGAGAGTTTCTTGAGAACACCCAAATGAACTCGCGACAAGGATGATTGAAATCAAGTTTAATTGTGGCTGAAGCAGCGTTTTCTGTAATGGGGAAAGGAGGTGTATATTGAATCTGCTCAATGAGATACTCCATAGGTGTGTTCACAAAGCGACGACGCTCATCAACATCTAGATAAATATAGTCTCCCCAGAGTTGGAAAGAGGGTTTTTGTGAAGGATGCTCAATCTGCCATTGAGGATTGGGAAGTCCAATGCGATACCAAATCTTTTCTAGAGGAGCAATGGTCAGATTGATACGAACTTGGTGATATTGGAGTGCCAAGAGAGGAAGATAGAAACCGGGATTCTTACAAAACCAGAAACGTAGAGGAATCTGTAATTGACCTGATTTCAAGGTTTGTGCAGGAAATCCAACAGTGTGTCCTGTCATTTCATAGAATCCATCCTGTTGTGAAGAAGTTGTTGTGAGGTCAGACCAGATTTGCATCCATTCACCTGTTTGTTTATCAATCTCTTGTTCCCCGATGAGAAGTGTAATCTCTTGAATGAGAACATGACCAATATCTTGGGTATATCCCACTTGGGTTCCATCAGACAGGTAAATCGGGGGTAAATCTACAACGAGAAAACAAGAGCCGAGTAAATCTCCAAGGCGTGGAACAACACAAGACACCTTCTGGCCAAAATCGGCATTGCCATCAAAATACATGCGCTGAGATTCAATAGAAAATGCGGTGTATCTTCTGTATACCATCTTAAACCAAGTGACTTGAGGATTTCCGGTAAGAAATACATCTTGTTTTCCAGTAGCTACAAGTTGGAGTAGACCACCTCCCTGCGTCATTCTTCTTGAGTGAGAGAGAGTTCTTCTATGCTATGTTTTTAACGCGATGGCGGGAGAGAACTTTCTAATACTCTCATCAATCAACAGAGAGGGCAATGTCTGTTGCTCAGCAGATTCAATCTTATAATGTTGATACCATTGCCGTAAGGCAAGTTATACCCTTGAAATATGATTACAATACTTATCCTCAGAACTATATCTTTATAACGGATGAAAATGGTATTATGCTTCCTGTACCTTTTTATGAGTATGTAAGTACAAACGGATTTACAAGTACAATTATAAGTTCAGCAACAGGTGTTACATTAAGTACAATTTCCACGGGTCTTTATATTGAAATATCAACAGCGTTGAGTCAGTTTGGAACAAGTTCACTTGTAAGTATAATTGAAGGTGTAAGTACAGCAACTTCATATGGATTAAGTACAGTATCTACAGCGGTTGGAGAGGCAATCTTCTCCACAACAACAACACTTTCAAGTGGTCTTGGGTTGCTAAGCACAGTCTATACAAACTATTCTGGATGGTTTGATGTTATGAGTACAACAACGAGAATTGCTAGATTTACAGATACAGGGCGCTTTGGAATTGGATGCATTCCTGAAAATTCATATCTGGATGTAAGTGGAAGTGCTCTCTTTACAGGTGGTGTAAGTATTAATAAACCTCTTACAAGTGCACGATTTACTGACTTTGATGTGAGTGGAAATTCCTATTTTACTGGAACTGTTCTTGCATCAAATTTTGCGACACCCTCTGATAAAAGACTCAAAGACAATATTTTTGTTGTATGTAATGCATTAAGTTCTGTGCGCGAACTTCAAGGTGTACACTTTAACTGGAAAGCATCAGGTGAGCGTGATATTGGTGTTATTGCCCAAGAAACACAAAAGGTTCTTCCTGAAGCGGTAAGTGTTTCAAAGGGTGATAGCAATACTCTTGTTGTGTCTTATGAAAAAATTATTCCATTACTTATTGAAAGTGTAAAAGAACTTGAAGATAAAGTTAATGCATTGAAAGAGGAATTGCGGAGAGTAAGCAAACAATAACCCTCTTCTAACTTAGGAATGCGACGAGGTGGTGGTAGAATCCAACTTGTTTACACTGGAAAAGAAGATTCATTCTTAACAATCAATCCTAGTGTAAGTTTCTTTCGCTTTGTCTATCGTCGCTATACGAACTTCTCTATGGAAAGCATCCGCATGTACTTTAATGGAAAGCCCGATTTTGGCCAAACCTTTACCTGTACGATTCCTAGGTTTGGTGATCTTTTGGGTGCATGCTTCTTAGTTGTGGATTTACCAAAGTTGTATTTGAAAGATGGAACAGAAGTTGGATATTGTAATGGTGTTGGTCATGCGATGATTGATGAGATTAAGTTTATGTGTGGTGAAGTTGAAATTGACAAGCAAAATGGAATGATTATGAATATACTGGGCAATTTAACAACAAGTATGGATAAGCGCCTTGGATATCAACAAATGGTTGGTGAGACCTATGGAAATCCTTCCTTCAGTCTTCTTGGTGGTATTCGTCTACATATTCCATTGAACTTCTGGTTTAATAAGACCCCCGGACAGTACTTACCTCTCTTGGCACTTCAGTATCATCAATTACAAATTCGTATTACTTTCAAACCTCTCAAAGATTTATGGTATGTGGTCAATGGAAAATATATTGATACTTGCCAAACGGAATTGGTTCAAACAAGTCTTACGAACTGTGAACTGTGGGGTGATTTTGTGTATTTAGAAAATGATGAGCGTCGTCGGTTTGTAAGTCAAACTCACGAATATC